GTTGCCAGAAAATGGAACTTCCATTTCATTGGCGACATAACGAAGAACTTCCTTGTCATCGGTATTTTCTACCAATTCCAGAAGTTCAGCAGGCGATTTGTTGGAGATATCATCCATTGGGTTTTTCCTTTGCAAAGTTACCATGGTGTGCTTCGCTTAACACACCCTAAAAACCAACACAAGAAATAGAAAGGGAGGCCGAAGCCTCCCTCTCCTTAGCTATGCTCCTGAGATTACTCAGGGATCGGGCTGTAGGCCACGGCCATACGTTCACCACGGAGCTTAATGAAGCCGTAGAAGAACTTGATCGAGGAGAACCCGATCTTACCGTAGGGGTCAGTCCGGTCGGCAGTCTTCTCACCAGGCTTCTTGACGATGATCCGGAACTTGGCTTTGCCTTTGCCGGTCATGCCCTGAAGGCCAATGGTTGCGAACGCCTCGTTACCGATCACAAGCAGCGGAGCCACATCGTAACGACCACCAGTCGCCTGATAACCACCATTGGTGCCTTCGTCAGCACCAACACCTTGCCAGCGCATCATCTGCGGAACAACGATGATCCGAAGGTGAGCAGTCGGGATTGCCCCAATTTCACCGTTCATCAGAGTCGCTGCATCTGCATACTGCTCCACCGGCACGAAATCTGCCCAGTCACTGATCATGATCTGGAGTTCCGAACCAATGTAGGCGATACGCGAAGCCGAGATCACGCGGGTATCCGTCATACGGGAACCTTTGATGATCGTGGTTTTCTTGGGCGTGCGATTGTCATCAAGGATGACCGACAGACGCTTCAGATCACCAACGTCCAGCGAAGTCACTGCACCATCAGCACCCGAGATTTCACGAAGCGAACTCGCTACACCCGGATAGATCTTCACGTCAGCCGCGTTCAGAAGGTCAGCCTGAAGCAGATCTTCGTACAGTTCGTTCGCACCACGAAGCATCTCACGAGAAAGATGACCGTAAAGCTCGGAATCCGTATCGAACATCAGGGAGTCTTCAGTCCATTCCATGAAGAAGCCGTGTTCCTGAATTTCACCTTTCCGCTCAAGACGGGTGAAACCAACGCGGTTCACGCGGCCACCATTCTCGGTCAGAGTCGGCATTTTACCCAGGAT